CGGACGCCATCGCGGACCAGATCGCCCGCATTCCGAGCGATGGAGCTGAGAACGCCGTGGGCCTGTGGCACGACAACCGTTACTGGCTGGCAGCGCCGGTCGATGGCGCGGACCTCAACAATGCGCTGTTCATTTACTCGGCGCTCAACGAGCAATGGGAAACCATCGACAGCTATCCTTTTGGGATCAGCAATCTGATCGTGGCCCAACGCAATGCGACCAGCCGCCGCCTGTTTGCCGCCTCATTGACCGGCAAGCTGTTTCTGCTGGAAGACGTGGAGCGCGGAGATGATCCGCCGGATTCTACGCTGGGCATGGACTACTTCACGCCGGTTGGCGGTCGCCTTAAGACGCGGCGCTATGGATTCGGCACGATGGGCAGTAAGCGATTCGTGCGCGTGATGTCGGACGTAGTTCTGCCGAATACCGGATCAATCAAGGTCAACGCCTTGATGGTTAACCCTGACAAGGAAATTGAACTGGTGCCGGGAATGACCAACACGTCCGGTCTGGCTGAGGATTACACGCTGAAGCAGCCGATCCGCACGAAGGCGCATTACTGCGAAATTGAATTTGAAACCACTGCCGAGCGGCCGGAGATCCGCACGGTCGGCGTGGAAGCGGCCATGCCTAGCATGCCGCAAACCGAAACACGACACAGCGAATAATTATGGCAAATCTAAGCAAAGGACACACTTTCAGCGGCGGGGAAACCGTGACGGCCCAAAAGCTCAACAACCTCGTCGATAGCGCGACGATCAGCAATATCGTCAACGCCGACATCAACGCCTCGGCGGCTATCGCCTTGAGCAAATTGGCGACCGGCGCCCTGCCGACCGCGATCACGGTGGCCTCGGCCAACTTGGTCGATGGGACCATTGTCAACGCCGACGTGAATGCCTCGGCGGCCATTGCCTTGAGCAAATTGGCCACGGGCGCTCTGCCCACCGGAATAACGGTGGCCTCGGCCAATCTGGTCGATGGGACCATCGTCAACGCCGATGTGTCGGCCTCGGCGGAAATTGCCGTATCCAAGCTGGCAGACGGCGCGGCAAGGCAGCTCTTGCAGACGGACGCCGCCGGAACCGGAGTAGAATGGACAGACACTGTAAACCTCCCCGGCACGCTGGATGTGACAGGAGCAGCCGTGCTTGACAGCACCTTAACGGTGGCGGGCGCCGCCACATTCAACGGCAACGTGACCATGGGTGATGCCGACAACATCATCTTAAACACGACAACCGGCACCAAGATCGGCACGGCGGTGGGGCAAAAGATTGGCTTCTGGAACGTGACGCCGGTGGTGCAGCCCGCCGCCGCCGGACAAGCAGCAGCGGCGGCGCAGACTCAGGACTCGCTGACCGACAGCACCGGAGGGACGGCCTCGACCACGCTGGCGGCTATCACGGCGGGCGCTGCCTATGCCCAAGCCGACCTAACCGCGATCAAAAATGCCATTGCCTCGCTGGCCTCGCAACTCGCCAAGATCCGAACGGACGTGACCAATATCAAAACACTTCAAGACGCAAGCCGCACCGCGCTCGTCAACACGGGACTCATGAAGGGAGCAGCATAATATGGCAACAATCAACATCACCCCCGGCTACAACTGGCAATCAGGCGAGGTCGTGACACCGGACAAAATGAACGACGCGGCAGATCCTACGGCCGTGTTGGCACCAGCCACCATCGTCAACGCCGACGTGTCGGCCACGGCTGCCATTGCTGGCAGCAAGGTGGCTCCGAACTTCGGTTCGCAGAACGTGGTGACAACTGGAGACGGCGGCTTCGGCACGGCCAGCCCCGACGCCAAGGCCGCGCTTACAGTGACCAGCACGACCAAGGGATTCCTCCCGCCTCGCATGACGACCGCCCAGCGTGATGCAATCACCAGCCCGACCGCTGGCCTCGTCCTTTACAATTCGACAACCAACAAGCTGCAAGTGCGCACCAACGCGGCTTGGGCGGATCTGCACTAATGCTCCCGTGGGAACTGGCAAAGCAATGGCAAGACGAGCACGACGCAACAACGGACTTCTGGGAGTTGCTCGGCGAGCATCTGTCGGCGGGCTATGTGTGGAACTCGCCGGAGTGTTTTATGCTGGCCAAAGCCTGCCGGTGGAACGCGGAGGAGCAACAATTTGAAAGCGGCGAGCCTAACTGCTGGTTCGTCACTCTGGCTGCTGGCGCTGCTGGCACAAGTTGCGTGCGGGAGTGCCTGCGCGTGGCGCCATATCCGCAGACCTTTGTGGCATGGTGCCGCAGGGGGAGCTTTGAGCCGCGAGTCTACGATTGGGATAAACTAATTAAGAAAACAGGAGGATAATACTATGGGAGGATCACCAAGCATGCCAGCGCCGCAACCGTTGCCAGCGGCGCCAGCACCAATCGACTATGACAAGATGGCCAACGCGTCGATTCGCGTAGCCAAGGCACAGAGCGCCGAGCAGGAGGCGATGATAAAGCGGCTGTATCCCGAATACACCAAGCTGCAATTTGACACCGCTGACCAGCTCGCTGGCAAATTAGACAACGAATACCTCGCCCGCACACGCGGTGTGGTCGGCGAGGAGTTGCGGGCGGCATCGTCGCCAACCCAGATCGAGGCAGAATTGCGGCGTCGGGCGACGGCCGATCTTCGCCGTGGACCCACCGCCATCCAACAACAGCTTCTCGGAGACGCACAGCGTGAGCTGGCCCTCGGACAGTCGCTCTCGCCCGAAGAAATGCGCAACGCTACGCAGTCGGCTCGCGCAGCCTTTGCCGCACGCGGAATGGCCACGGGCAATGCCGCCGCCGGTGCCGAGCTGCTTAACCGCGACACCTACGGACGCCAGCGACAAGATCAGCGCAGGCAGTTCGCCATGGGTGCGGAGCAATACAGCGTCGGCATGGAGGAGCAGCGGCGCGCCCAAGCCCTCGGTGCCAATCAGCTTGACCTTGCGCGCAGACAGCGGCGGGTTGGCTTGGCTGGGGCTTATGGCGACCTTGATCCGTTCCGGCAGGCTATTGGGCCAGCGTTTGGACTGGGGCAGAGCACGCTTTCAACCACGACCGGACAGGTTGGCGACATCTTCGGCGGCTCGCTGCAACAGGCGGGCAACGTCGAATCCTTCAACACCAACATGGCAGCCAGCCGATACAACTCGGTGCTCAACAATAATGCCTCGCTACAGGCTGCAGGCATGCAAGCCGGTGCGATGAACAACGCATCCACCATGGGAATGATCGGCGGCATCGGCAGTGGACTACTGCAAGGCGCCGGAATGTTTGCTCTCTCCGACAAGCGCGAGAAGAAAGACATCAAGCCGCTCGGCAAGGCTGGCAGCGTGCTTGGCCTGACCGCTTACGAGTTCAGCTACAAGGGCGATGACAAGAAGCACAAGGGCTTCATGGCGCAGGACGTGAAGAAGGTGCTGCCGGAGGCTGTCGCCGAAGTCGATTACAAGGGCAAAAAGCGTCTGGCCATCAAGCCAGCGGTCATCGGCGCCGCCCTCGCTGAAGAATTGATGGCTGCGAAGGCAGCTTAATTAGAAAGAGACAAAACTATGTTTAGCTATGCACCTCAAGTTGCCGACAGATCCGGCGAAATTATCGCCGCGGGACAGGTCGGTGCCGCACAGGCCAATGCCCAGATGATGGGACAAATGGGAGAAAATATCGGCGGCGCGCTGCAGGCCATTGGTGGAATGTATGGCGAGATTGAAAGCCAGAAAGCCAAAGGCCGCGCGTTCAAGGACGTGTTCAAGGTCGTCTCGCCGTCTCTCGGCATGTCTATGGAGCAGCTTGAGTCGGTCGCTGGCGGGAAACTTAAAAACGACCGCGACTGGTTCAAGGCGTCCGAGATGCTGATGCCGATGATGCCTGCGCTGATCAATTCGCAGCTTGGGCAGCAACGCATGGAGCAGGCTCCCGCGCTGCAGGATCAGCGCACAAACGACCAGCGCGACATCATGTATGAGCGCGAGCGGCTGCAACGTGAGCGCGAGGTGATGAACACGCCACAAGGTCCGGCTCCGGTAACCGTCCCAACGGCCATGCGCCGCTTCAACAAACCCATCTAATCTATGTCCACGCGCAACCGCAACCGACTGCCCGATCCGGTAGAGCCTGATCTTCCGCCATATAGCCCTAGCGACACCAGCGTGTCCAACTCGCTGGCCGAAATGGACGCTGGCTATGCGCCCCCGATGAGCGATGAGTACATGGACACTGCGCCGGAAGATGTCGTCAACGATGTGGCAGAGCAAG